GAGCTTTCCGCTGACCTCAATCTTGGTATAGCGGAAACAACAACATTAGCAGAGCTGGAGGGATTTATTACCGTTTCAACGAGTGGAACAGTCAATCTTTTATTTGCGCAAAACACATCACATCCCGATACGACGACATGCCGAACATTTACATTCCTCAAGCTCACAGAAGTATTTTAATAATTGAAATATAATTTATACCAACGCTATTACTATAATAAATTGAAATAAAGAATTCGCTAAAAACAAATTATGAACCTAACAACAAAAACACAAAAACAATTAGCAGCAGTCGAAGCACATGGCGATACATGTGTACGTTCTTTGATTTCATTTGCAGAATGCCTTAACCGCGCTCATGCCGACTTTTGGTCTAAGCCAGATAATGAACTTCAAGAGTTCTTACAAGCATTGTTCGATGATGGCAATTTGGCGACTCTGTTTGAAGATCATGAGTATTATGCAACTACAACTAACTCTATTCTGCAAAGATATGGTGTTTCTCCTGTTTGCAAAACTGGTGCATTAAAGGCATTTAGTATTGAAGATGGAGTAGTAGTAATTACGCAACCTGTAATAGTCGAGCCTGAACCTGCACCTAATCCAGAAGTTGTTGTAGATCCAGTAATTGAGTCACCATTACCAGATTTCTCTGAACCAGAAGTTGTTGCTGAAAAGTATAGCGACGAAATAGTATAATCATCTATCCACGCTACCAATCAAAGGCTCCATAATATCTCTAACTAAAAACGTGTTGTATTTACTGAGGCTTGGTATCATTGCCAACGCCTCTTCATTACGCAAGAATACGCTGACCATGTGTAGTATTTTTGAGGGACGAGAGCTTTCGTATAGATATATCTCGCACAGATAGTTGAAAATTGTCTCATAAACAAACAGGCGAATCATTAAATTGAAGCACGAATTATACTCTTCAATAAACTGTTCCTGATTAAAATCTGGAAACAAAGATTTATAATCCATGGCAAATTGTCTCTGATATTCTAGCGGAATTCCCATGTTGATAAACAAGTAGCACAAATCAAACAACTGATTTCCCATGTAGCCATTCTGTAGGTGTTGGAATTTAAACAAATTATTTCTGATTAAAATGTTATCAGTGTTGAGCTTTCCGTGACAAAAGTCAGAAGTTTTACAGAAACTTTGCCGCGAAAGATATTCGATTTCGTTTTTTAGAATTTGAAGAATTGACCGCAGATTATTGATGTTAGAATGATCTGCAATAGCAGCAAGTGAATGTTCTGGCAGTTGTTCTATATCGCAGCGAGAAAATAAATCATTGATATAATGCGTGAATGTTCTATCTACCTTTACGCCTTGCAATTTATCAAAAGAGTATAAGAATGAATCGCTGTTCTCTATAAGAGATGAAATTCCAAACTCTGTTGCTGTGTCTGCCGCTTCAAATGAAGTGACAATATACTGTAGCTGCTCGCCATACTTTGTCTTGCCATGTTTGTAAGCAACAGGGGCAAATGGTGCTAGCTGTTTGAGAATGCTATACTCATGCGCGAAAAATGAGCCATCTCCATCGAAAGAATATTTGAAGTATCGTGATTGTCCATCAACTGTAGCTTTGAAACAATCGAAGTCCATCTGTGAATCTAAAAAAGCAACATCCTCTACAGAAGAAAAGCCAATCTTTTTAAGTAGATTAGCTGCCAAGAGTTCATTTTCTGTGTCTGTTTGATTCAAAGAAAATAGATAAGGTCTATCAGCATTTGTTATAGATTTCACTTTGTATTATAACGAAAAAACCCAGCCTTTCGACTGGGTTTTAGGTTTTTTATATTCGACTAACTTATGCAGCGTAACCTCTGCTATTAGTGTAGACGAAATCAATTCCCGATTTATTGATCAATCGTTCACGACCATTTTTGCGATCATAAATCGACACTTTTTGTGGAGTTTCGCGACGAAACTGAGCGTTAATTACTTCTCCATTCTTGAGATAAAGACCGAAGAAACGACCTTTTGCTTGTTTCATTGCGTCTACTGCCGATGTTTTTTTAGTTTGTTTGTTCTTCATTGCGCTGTTATACTAAGCGATTACCACCGATTTGTCAAGAACTTTTATTGTCAAATTGCGACTTTTTTTACCACAGGCGATGAATTGAGCGACTGAAGTTTGCACTTTGTTTCGGAAGATTGTTTTGATTTCGCGAGCGTGTAGCTTGCTTACGTCATCGACCAAATCTGAAAGAGTAATTTGACAGTTAATTTTTATTCCTTTTTTATCTACTCTCTCTTTGAGTTCTTCAAGGCACTGATCGAAAATCTTGAAAAGAGATTGTTCATTGATTTTTTCAAAGATAATAATCTCATCAATACGTGAGCGCATCTCTGGAGACAAAGCTTGTTTGACAGAAGACTCGAAAGAGTTTGTGACATCTTCTGCGTGAGACATAAAGCCCATTGACGGCTTACCTGCTTCGACTGCGCCAATGTTACTTGTAAGAACAACAATCGTGCGAGAGAAGTCAATGTTGCGCCCATATCCGTCTTTAAGCTTTCCTTCATCGAGAATTTGAAGCAACAAATTCAACACAGAAAAGTTACCCTTTTCGATTTCATCAAACAAGATGAGACTGTTGGGATTATTGCGCACAAAATCTGTAAGAATGCCTCCCTCGTCATATCCAACATATCCTGCACTTGCCCCCAAAAGGCGTGATACAGAAGCTGATTCTTGGTATTCGCTCATATTGAGTTGCAGATAACTACTATCATTGCCGAAGAATTCTTTTGCAATTTTTTTGGCAGTATGAGTTTTGCCAACGCTTGTCGGACCAACAAACAGAAAGCTAGACAGCGGTTTATTCGGGGCATTGAGTCCAGCTTTTGCACATGCTAAACAATTGTAGATTTTTTCGATTGCTTTGTCTTGACCGAAGATTTCTTTTTTGAAGTTGTCTGCAAGATCAGAGAATTTTTTGTCCATGTTTTTTCTGAGCGTATCTACATTCATGCCAGAAAGCTCTGATACGACTTTGAGTAGGTCTTCGATGGTGACAACTGCGATTGGTTCTTCACCTGTTTGATTAGTCGTATTGAAGATACGAATTTTTGCTTTGGCAAAAGCGCGATCAATAACGTCAAAAGCTTTGTCGATGAATTTCTTGTGCGGCAAATAAGTCTCGCACATGTCAACTGACATTTTTAACATTTTTTTCGGGAACTTGATTTCATGATACTTTTCATAAGCTGGAGTTGCTTTGAGAACAATTTCTTTCATTTGTTCTAAGTCAGGTTCTTTAATATCTAAAATGTGGAATCTTCGTGTAAGTGCGGCATCTTTTTCAAAGTATTTTTTGTATTCTGAGTATGTTGTTGCGCCGATGCACTTAATTTCGCCGCGAGCTAGCGCTGGCTTGATTAGGTTAGAAAAGTCTGGAGAGCCATCTTTGCCGCTACCAGCACCGATAATACTGTGAATTTCGTCAATAAATAAGATGGCGTTACCGTCAGCTTTCAGTTCTTCAATCAGCTTGCTAAAGCGCATCTCAAATTGACCACGATACTTGCTGCCAGCAATAAGCGACCCAACATCAAGAGAGTATATTTTTTTGTTTTTTAATGATCCGTTATACTTGGGCGAAGAAATGTTTTGAGCTAAGCCTTCGACAACAGAAGTTTTTCCAGTTCCAGCCTCTCCAAGCAAGACACAATTACTTTTAATTTTGCAGTTAAGAATTTCTTCTAGGCTGCTAATCTCTTTATCTCTACCAGAAATAACGCCAAAACCTGGCTTTGATACAACATCGTTTAACAAGGTACAAAATCTATTAATTTGCGATTGACCAAGTTCTTTTGATTCATCCTCATCTTCTTCGTCGTCAAGATTGAGATCAAAATCGTCGCCAATCATTTCTAGTGAATCGCTTTTAAGAAAAGCGTCAATAGAGTTTTTAAAGTGTTCTGTATCAATGCCATTCTCTAGGAGAAAATCGCAAAACTTTTCTGAGCTTTGAAGAACGCCCCAGATAAAATGCTCTGTTCCCATGAACATGTTATCATGCTTGATGGCGAGCATGGTAGCGTTTGAAACACAATTCTGAATTTCTTTTTCGACAAGAGACTCCATTTGAGTGTTAAAAAACATATCAGGATTCTTCTTGGCGAATTTTTCTACAATAGTATGAAGCGTTTTTGGTTTAATGGAGAAACCTTTACTTTCTATAAACTCAAGAAAAGGTGTGTTGCTATGCTCCCATAAGGATATAAGCAGGTGATAGATGTTAGTTATTTTATGATTCTTAGATTCGGCTAATTTGCTTACATGCGTCCAAGATTCTAAAGCGCTGAATGTCCAATTTTTTTTGTCAAGGTCCATCATATTTTATTACACTGTTATTTTAGCTCTGAGAGCTTCATGTAGATTTTATCTTCTAAAAGAACGAGCTTGTCAAGCATAATAATGTCGTTATTTTTTTGACCAACACCAATGACTACTTCTCCCTTTTTTGGGATTTTTTTACCAGAACTAAGGAAGTTTGTAAGTTTAGCCTCTCTGCTGTTGTCCATAAGTAGCATTGAAATGTTACCACGCTCATCAGCAATATCAATGCGAGCATATTTGTTTCCGTTGGCGCTAGTCCGAGAAATGGAATCCACGACAAACCCGACAGAACATACGGTGGTATTGTTACCAACCGAAGATAAATCTCGCGAAGAAACAAAATGAGACTGACTAGCTTCTTTGAACACTTCGCGAATGTTTTGTGAATAGCTGTAACCAAGAAGTTTGCTCTCAAAGAACCAGTTAGCATACTTGATGTGTTGTTTGTTTTGATCATAAATTTGTCTATAGGGTTGATATTTTGTTTTGAATGTTTCAAAACGCTTTTCAGAAAAGATGGCTTTGTTATCATCGCCAACTGCTTTGGTTTTTACAGAGTCGCTAATGCTTTCCAAAAGATTAAAATTATACTTTTCGCCCAAAGTAATAAGGTTTCTTTTTTCTCTATCTGTGAGAATGTTGAATGTTTGCGATTCTAAAACTAATCGGCAGCGATCTTTCTCAACGAAGTGATCAAGCAGACCAGCTTGAACAAGTCCAGACATCAAGCCGATATTCACACCCGCTTGTTTTGCCGCCATAAATACCTCATACTTGTTGTCGAATGCTCCTTGGCGAAACTCTAGCAACGCTTCTAAGGACTTTGTAGAAACGCCTTTGATTGTATTCAAACCGTAACGAATATCTTCGCCTTCAATGGAGAAGTCGATTTCAGATTTAGTCAAACTAGGAGGCAAAAGCTCAATGCCAAACGATGAAAGTTCTTGGGAAATCTTGAGGATTTCTTCATGAGGACTTGGCTCGAATTGCGCAAACTTCAAAAGACTCAAGAAAAACTGTTGGGGATAGTTGAATTTGAGATATATAGTTGTTGCGGCGAGGTATGCATAAGCCATGGAGTGCGACTTATTGAAAGAGTAATTTGCAGAGTCTTCGGCGACCTTCCATAGAATATCTCCAATGACAGGATCAAGACCATTTTCTTGTATTTTTTGAGCGATCTTGTCTTTCCACTCTGCCATTTTATCGACTTTTTTCTTGCCAACGATTCGACGCAATTGTTCTGATTCGTCAAGATTGAATCCAACCTTTACAGCCATCTTCATCAACTGTTCTTGAAACAAAGGAATGTTGCCAGTGTATGAGAGAACATCATCGAAGAACGGATGAATAGATTGCGAATCTCCTGTTCTTACGTATTCTGCATATCTGTCTAAGAAGTCTAATGCTCCAGGTCTTGCGATAGCGACAACGGCAGAAAGCTGCTCTAGGTTACGTGGCGCGACTTTCTGTGCGACTTTGAAGTTGGTATCAGCTTCGATCTGGAAAAGACCTTTAGGAGCTTGCAGTGTTTGCAGTGCTGCGTAAATAGATGGATGTTCTACATCAATGTCGTGAGCTTTAATCCCAATTTGTTGACAAACGTCATTAACTACCGACAATGTGCGCAAACCAAGAATATCGAACTTGACCATCAACTCTGCTACGTTGTTCATATCGTATCCAGATACTAGCGCATCTTCGCCCGTATTCTGCAAAGGCATCACATCTTCTAGTGGATAGTAGCTAATAGCAATGCCAGATGGATGAACACCAACATTCTTATTAAGACCTTCGATCTTTTTGGAAATGCGATAGATGCGCTTGTTCTTGTTGGCGAATTCTTTGAAGATTTCACTTTCTTCATACGCTACGCCAAGTTTTGCTACCTTGCCGAACTTTTTAGGGATTGAATCACTAATGATATTAACTTCTGACTCTGACATCTCGCCAACGATCTTGCCGCACTCTTTAATGCACAGCTTGCTGCTTAGAGTGTTCAGGGTAAGAATCTTGGAAGTTCTGCCAGCGTATTTTTTATTAATATAATCTAGCACCTCTTGTCGTCTATCGTAGCTAATGTCGTTGTCAACATCGCACAGTAGCGAACCGTCCAAAAAGATTTCTCCATTGTGTTCGATTTTTCGCGCACGGCTCTTAGATACGAATCGCTCGAAGAATAGATCGTGTTTGATTGGGTCAATATTAGTTACGCCAATAGCATACAAAACCAAACTTCCAGGGGCTGAGCCTCTACCTGCGCCTGTAGGAATGCCTGTTTCGTGACAGAAGTTAATGATGTCCCAATTCAATAGAACATAATCAATAAAGCCCAACTCTTCAAAGACAGACAATTCCATCTTGAGACGCTCAAAGTATTTTTCCTTATTTTGGAAATCGAGAATACCCTTTTTCTTGATTCCTTCGAAACAGATACGGCGCAAGAATTCAAAGTTGGAAATATTATTGGCAACGCCCAACTTTTGATAATGGCGCTCTTCAATTTGAATTTTAGGAAGTTTTACCCCTGCTGGAAATGGGGATTCGTAATGTGAGAATTTTTCAATCATAGATCAATATTAAAAATTTGTTTTTTGAAGATTTCGAATGTCATCTCTACATCGTAGAGGCTATCATGAAGTTTTTTAGGATCATGAGGAATATCGTAGTATTTAAGCATGAATGCTTGACTGGTTTTTAAACCCTTTTCGCGAATATGCAACATCTTATATTGCCATGATAAGAAATTTTCTTTATCGGGAAAGATGTTCTTGAATATAGCAGTGGATATTGATCTTGTATCAATGACTCTTTTGACATAAGAGTGATCGCTATCCATGCCAATCATTTTGCGCCAGACATTGATCATATAAACATCAAAGCCAAGGAAGTTCTGCCCGATAACCAAAAAAGATGGATCGTAAAGATACTTGGAAAGCTTTTCAAATACTTGAATAGGGTGTTCGGTTTTTGAGTAATAGTGGTGTTTGTCGAAGCCTGTAATTCTGGCGGCATCAGGAGATACATTAATATTATCCCAATGAATAAAATGATCATGCTTGGAGATTACTGTATTGCCGCGACAGACAATCCATGAAGCTTGCCACGGTCTGGAAGATACGAGATTCAATCCCTCCGTCTCCGTATCTAAAACTATGTAGTTTTGATCTTTTTTAAATCTAAGTAGGTCGTTCATGGTCGGTTCATTATTGTTTTAAGTTTTTGTTCATATTGCTCCCAGCAGAATTCATCGCTGCCAAAGTGTTCTAAGTTCGGGCAGGATAATGTGGCTTGTTTGCCGAATTTGCGGTCACTAAGAATCTTGTATGTCTGAAAGGCATCGCAATCAGATTTATACTTATAGAAAATAGATTGCACCAACTGAATTGATGCATCTGGCATAGTATCTCGCGTATAACGATGCACAGCTTTCTTAATAAGTTCATCAAATGGTAGCCCATTAGATTCGATGAAAAAGACTGGATTGAGCGGTGCGATATTTGGAATGCAGTTGCCCATAATCATTTGATTATTAAAAATAAATGAGTCGTAAAAGGGAACGGCTAGCATAAGATCATCGCTCCAATGAGAGATTAAATCGTCATTAGAGATAGCACCCTTTTGACTTGTGTTGATAAAAGAATACAACTGATTCAAAGCTTTGCAACCAGCATCGTTTTTAGCAAAGGCAATCAGCTTGTGATTAGACTTGGCATTGGCATCAGAATTGCAGCATACGAATTTATAGCCGAAATGCAATTGAATACCCAGCTCTTTAGAGATTCTAAAGGCTTCAAAGAATCCAGTCATTGATTCCTCAACTAAGAAAAGGTTCTTTAAACCGCTTTCTTTAGCGATTGAGAAAATGCTATCAGAACCATCCGAAGTTTCTTTGTCGGGGTGCTGTAGCGTGAGAATCGACTTGCCTATCGAAAAGTGAGATGTAAATATAGGAATCATCAAGAAGAGAATAATACACCCTCTTCACTATGTCAAGACTTTTTTTGGTGTGCAGGACAACCTTTATAGCTACGTTTCTCGTATTTTTGTCCTTCTGGAATGTCTGATTCATTAAAATATGATTTTAATTGCTTTCCATTTTCATCTACAGCAGAGAAATAGTCAAAAGCCCATTTACAGGAACATGCCCACATGGGAGTTCCATCAATCTTTAGTTGCCCTGGATATTTGGCAAATCCACATTGCAGTGGTCCACTGAAAGTTTTATCTTTCGGGAAAGGTTGTTTGGATGCAAAGTTAGAATAAGCATCCTCTTCGGAGAAATTGTCAAGGTATTCTTGAATGGCTGTCAGTTGATGCTCAAAACCTTCTAGGTCATCATCGGTGATTGGAGCCATGCGAATGATACCTGAATTCTTAGAGTCGTCTAATTCAAATTTCAAAAATAGAAACTCGCTTGCCCTATCAGAATATTCGGGGAACAAATGCTTTACGGCAAGACTATACATGTAGTCTTGCAAATTATCTTTGACCTCTTTGCCTTTAAAAGTTTCGCGGCTAGTTTTAAAATCTCGAATGAGCGCAAACTTTTGCTTCTTGTAGAGAAACAATTTGTCAATGAATCCTTTGATTTTGTATTTGAATTTGCCATCATTAACGACAATATCGAAATCTTGCTCCGAAACGGCTAGCGCTGGTTTTCCAGCGGATAGACCGAAGAAGTCATACATCAGTCCATTGAGTGTCATTTTTTTAATCAACTCGATATTATCATCGTCATCGACACCAAGACGTTTAGCGTGTTTGAAGATTAGTTTCTCGATAGACTTAACCGAAAAAACATTTTGTTTTTTAATGATTTTATCGTAGATTTTTTTTCTACGAGGATCGCCAAGAACTTCAAATATTAAGTGGCAAACAGTACCACGGGAGCTGCCATCGTTTCCCTTGTCTGGTATGCCAATGACGTACTTTGCATAATACATCCAGCTACAAGACTGGAGAGTTTTGATGCGGCTAGCGGATAACGAATTCTTTGGTTCACTCATGCGGATTTTAATACTTTTCTTAGCATAGACAAGTCTTTTTCTTTAAATTTCTGCTTATTTGCGGCTACAAAAGTAATCAATTCCTTGATGAATTGAGAACGGTCTACAGGAGTATTATACCATTTTTTTAGATCGACTCCAGAATTAAATGCATCAGAGAAGTCGTTGTGAGATTCTGGAGGCAGATTAATCTCAATACAATTAAAATCAAAATACGGCAAAAGATTTAACAATGTTTTAACACATCCAAGATAGCCATGATTCTCGCCATCTAAGTCATTGTTGCCAGCGATGACAATTCTCTTTACGGGAAAAGAGCTGAGATACGATAGCATGATAGACTGACAGCCGAGTCCAAAAGATACTAGATTATTTTTGATACCAGATTCAAAAAGAGCCATGCTGTCGCCTACGCTTTCAACAATTACAACTTCTCCTGTTTTGCGAATGACAGAATCGACAGTTTCTTCTGCGGGAATATATGCTGGATAAATCCAATTCTTTCTTTTGCCGAGATGTTTCCACTTGGGAATTTTGTCATTGCTATCGTCTATCTTTCTACCGCTAAAGCCAATGATTTGCTTATACTCGTTATAGATTGGGAATACCATGCGTCGATACATCTTGCCAGATTGAGCAAGTCCAGTTTTATAAAAGTTGAGAGTATCATCTGACAATCCTTTCTTCTTGTAGAAAGAGAAGTTGGGGAACAGATTGTTCAGCATTGATTCGGGGTAGATTTGGTCCATTTCGATTGTTTGTTTTTCAGTATATACGTATTCTTCAGACTTATTGATAGAAGATAAAATGTTTTTAATAGCTTGCTGATCAGAGCCAAAAGTCAATTTGATTAATCTCTCAAAGGGAAACTTCTGACTGCCTTGAGCATAGTCAGTCCATACTCCAGTATTTTTGTAAACACAAATGGCAGTTTCATTGTCGCCACCTCGATATAAAGCTTTTGTGCGCCAATGATTTCCGCAATCAATCAAGCGATACCCTATTTTTTCAAGGGTAGGCTTGATGTGGATTGGATCAATTGAAGTCTGGGATGTCATCTGATTCATTGTCTTCTAGGTCTGCGCCACCTTCTATTACGCGAGCAATGTCGCGAAGGTCTCCTTTTTCGGTGATGCAGAAATTATGGAACTCAAGATTAATAAAGTTCTTACGCAAATTATCTCCAATGCGAACTGGTTCAACAGCGCCAGCAATATCTTTGCCGAGATGTCGAGCTTTGACATTGATAATTTTATGAGTGCCAAAGTTGCGACCCTCTGTTTCAATTTCATCAGCAGTTTTATTGCGAAGAATGAACATGTGAGAGCAGAACTGTGTGATTCGGTCTGACAACGATACGATGCTTTCGTCATCAACAATATTTGCTGATTGACGGTTATTGGTAATACCACTTCTGTTGGATTGCACAGAAGTAATCATGGGAATGATAGGATCGCCTTCATGAAGGATTTCTTTCTGAATGCACTTCTTGAATTTGTCAACCATTTCGCCAACTACTTGCCATTCATTCTTGCCGCCGCCAGATTCAGAAGTCGTTTTGATATAGTCAAATGAAAAGATCATTTGATTGCCACGACCAACTTTGCCATAGTAAAAGCGCTTGAGAACTTTGATCATTGCATCTACATCCATGCCGCCAACATTATAGTAATAAAACTTTAGGTCTTTTACTTTTGCCCAAGTAGCACGAACTTTTGCGACCACATCTGCTCCAGCTTTTCTCCAGTTTCCTGTTTCAAGAAGATGCATTTGAACGCCAGAAATAGCAGCGCATTGACGCATGATAAGTTCTTCTTTACTCATCTCGCCATTATCAAAGTGCAATACAGGAACATTGTATTTCATGGAAACTTTTGTAGAGTAGTCCATGCACCATTGAGTTTTTCCTACGCCAGATCGTGCAACAATAACTGTGATGTTTCCTGGTCTTAGCAATGATCCATAGATTTCATTGATTTTTTCATGAGGACCCATCATACCGAATTCGGTGATAGGATTGTTGCCCCGCTCTTCAATCAACGCTTCCATTTCATCATAGATATTTTCTGGTGTATCGTTTCCAATCTCATAAAGATTGATACGAGAATTATAAGAATCATCTGCTGCCCCAATGATTTGACTATAGCTCGACTCTGGAGCAATAGACTTCATCTTGCGAGCAATATCTTGAGAAGATTCATATATCTCTCTACGAATAGTAAACTTCTTGAGTTCTTTAGCCGTCTTGATTAGATTACCATGCGGAACTTTGCGCATGGCAAGCGAGCGAATGTAATCAGCAGGATTGAGTCTATCTTCGAAAGATAATCCGAGCGTTGACACTCGCTGTGCGACGATAACCTCATCAATCTGATCGCCAGCGTCAATTGCTTGTTTGATTACTGTAAAGATTGAACTGTGAAGCCCCGAATCTTCGTTGTAGAAATCCTTGTGGCTAATGAAATTGGAAATCTCGCAATAGCTTTCTGGTTCTTTGATTAGTGCTGCTAGCAGCTGTTTTTCTAGTTCTAAGTTGTAGATCATCTGAGTTGAAGATAAGACTTTTTTTACCGTTGTCAATCACAAAGTTACCCCAAAGGATGAAAAAAGCTCTTCGCCGATTTTATCCTTTGGGTAGATTTCAATGAGGGTGATTTCGTTAACTTCGCAGAATTGTAATTTCTTTTCATCTCTTTTTAATTGCTGGAGATATTGAAAACGATTACCATGAAAGAACTCAACATATTTTGTATGTTGACCGCCTTGAACTTCGATGGCAATTTTTTTGTTAGCGTTATAGAAATCAAAAGAAAGGCGAGTGCCGACAAGTTTGAACTCTTCGAATACAATGTCATTCTTCCAATAGGGAAAAAGAAATTCTTTTACTGAAAGCTGAAACTTGCTGCGACTCTTGCCCCTCCATTTGATTAAATATCTTTTAGCATTTTTAAGCTCCGCGACAGAGCCGTTGATTGTTTTAAACTTCATTGCAAATTGCTTTCTTGAAATATCCAACAAGGAATTTGCTGAGTTGTGGGTCTTGTTCAATTTTGTTAAATACCGATTCTAGTCCTTGAACTTTGCCAAATACTGGAAGAGAATTTTCCGCGAGAAGTTCTTCAAATTCTTCTGTCGCTGTATACCAAGCGCCACCCTTACCAAGAAACTCCCATAGCAAAAGCAAATCAACAATTTCTTTTTCAATCCATACAGAGTTGCCATTTGTGCGACCATATTTAATTGGGTAAGCAATTGTGAGATTTGTTTTTTCGTTGGGAGACTTTTTCACAGTTACTTTTGCGAAGTGACCAATGATTGGATTGTTGACAGCATCAATTGTCTTGTCTGAGGGATTTTTAAGAATTAAATCTCCTTTGTATCGTGGCTCGAACTCAAGAATAAAATTTGCAAAGTGCAACAGAGCGTTTCCGCCTGTGGCAGTTGTTTGACGCACTGGAGCTTTGGAATATGGATCGAGCTTAATATCAGCACGAACTTGACTAATGAATACTGCCATGTGACCTCTCTTAGCAAGAGCGATGGAAAGACGCTTCATAAAGTTTGCGGCAATCACAGCGCCACCAGCTACTTTGTTTGAGTCCTCAAAACCCTTATCGAGATCTCCCTTAGTGATTAGTCCATCGACAGAATCAAGCAAGAAATAGTAGCGGCAATCTTCTTCGTTTTTGGTGACGAGTTCTCGCATTGCTGCGACAACAGTTTCATAGATGTTGCTTTCGAATACGAAACAAGTGCCGACTTGCCAATCTTCTGCATTAAAAACAAAATTGATGCCAGATCTTTCTCTCATTTCTTTGCCGAGACGACCTTCCGCTTTAATGTAAAAACCTTTTGAATTTGGAACTGAGCTTAAAAAGTTTTTCATGAATGACAGCGCTGCGCTCGTTTTGCCTCCCTCATTCATTCCGCAAAATCTGTGTAGACCTGGGCATAGTCCTCCACCTAACCGCAAATCTAATTGCAGAGAACCGCTGGAAACTTTATAATCAATTTCTTCCTCAAAATTGTAATGATCGTCAGAATTCTGTTTTAAAAATGAGCCTAGCACTGAGCTTGACTTTAATACTTCTTTATCTTTATCTTGTTTAATTTTAGCCATCTAAAAAGTTCTTTAATGATTTTATTTTTTTGTCTATCTTGGCATCTTCGCCAACCTTCTCGCCTATATCGTAATCGGGATACTTAGATAAGTCAACCTTAAAATTGAATGCGCGAAACTTTTTATCCATTGTCTCTTGAAGTTTGTCGCAGACTAAATAAGCTAGGGAGTCGAACTTCTTGTCAAAAGAAACAATGTCCATAAACTCAAGCGAGTATCGCTCGCACAAGTCGTTCAAAAACTTCATTTCTCGCATATAAAACAAACGCTTATCCTTTGCGGGGACAAGCGTGAGTCGTGCGAGTATATGTTTTTTGCTTATCTTACTCTTTGCCATCCAGCAACATTATGTCATGAAAAACCATCTTGTCAACTAAATTTTTGAAAGAAGTTTTTGGCTTCCATCCAAGCTCTTGGCGAGCCTTTGTCGAATCACCAAGAAGAAGCTCAACCTCTGCTGGTCGATAGAATTTTTCATTGATTACCATAAGCACTCTATCAGTTTCTTTTTGCTGAAAGATTTCGTTGATGCCAGAGCCTTTCCATTCGCCATGAATGCCAGCAGCTTCAAATGCGAGTTCAACGAATTCGCGAATTGTGTGCGTTTCATTAGAAGAGAGAACGTAGTCATGCGGATCTTCTTGATTAAGCATTTTCCATATACCATCGACAAAATCTTCTGCATCTGACCAATCTCTTTTCGATTCGATGTTTCCAAGTTCTAAAAGATTGTAAGCTTCTTCATTGTCAATTGCTTTTTTAATTCGAGCAACGGCTTTAGTAATTTTGCGGGTAACAAATTCTTCGCCACGACGAGTTCCTTCATGATTAAATAACCAGCCCTGAACAGCATATAGTCCATAAGATTCTCGCCATACTTTAAGAATTTGTCTGGCTGCTGCCTTAGATGCGCCATAAGGACTTCTTGGGCGAAGAGGATGCTCCTCACTTTGAGGCACTGTCACTACATCGCCAAACTCCTCAGATGATCCTGCTTGATAAAATCGGCAAGTAGAATGATAGTTTCTAATTGCCTCAAGAATATTGAGGACGGATGTTGCGTTGGTTTCCCAAGTTTGTTGAGCGAAATCCCAGCTACTTCCGACGAAGCTTTGAGCTGCCAAATTAATAAAATAATCAGGCTTCAGTTTTTCGATAATTCTCGAAATGGAGTGGCAATCTGTCAAGTCGAAATTAATCAAATGGAATCTTCGGCTATTAATATGAGATAAATTTGTATGATTGTAGACGCTTAATCTGCGAACGCAACCAAAGATTTCATAGTCAGTATTCTCCAGTAGATAGTCTACCATGTGGCTTCCATCTTGTCCAGTAACTCCAGTTACAATTATGCATTTTTTATTGCCAAGAGTTTTGGCAGCATCTTCGATATTTAGTATATTCATGTGATCTATTTTTTTGCCTGTGTATTTTTCTTTAAGATTATTCATTATTTTTCAATATAAATTTTTCAGCCGTATTATTAAATTTGGGATTCAAGAAGATATTAAATATGATTTCATCAATTTTATCTTTTTTTACATACCAATCTTCAAATGGTAGATTAATATCTGCATTGCATATATCACCACCAATTAATTCATATCCATTAGATTTAAAAATTTGACGAGATTCATTTCTAATTTCTATGGAAGAATTATGGTAATCTGTTTCATATGTAATAACTGAAAAATTATATTTATCAAATGGTATTTTTTTAAGACATTCTAATGTGTTGTGTGCTGGCTCAATATCTATTTGAAGATAATCAATATCAATGGGCATATTATTATCCTCAAATAATTTTTTATAATCAATTTCTAAAGCATTTTGAACAATTAATTTAGATTTTCTTTGAGATTCAAATCCATCAATATTATTGACATCAATTGATATTCCATTCCATCCAAATTCATTTTCTAATAAAAAAGTATTACTGATTTCGGTTGGATGGAAGGTCCCTATTTCAACAAAATATCCGTTTCGTTTGCCATCTAACATACTCAATACAAACATATCTTGATATGCTTGAGAATAATTTTTATTTATTGATTCGCAATCTTTAAATTGGAATTTTAATTTATTTAATTTTGATATATTGTAATAATCATTCATATTTTTTTAAGTAAAATGCATCTCCCCAAGGATGATTGGAATAAAGATATTTTTCTTTTCTCTCAAAGTTGAATTTATTTAAAAATTCATCAATTTCATTTGTTTGCGAACAATTTTTATAAACTTCTGAATCATTAATTTCTATATAGATAGATTCGATAGAATCTAAATGGTCTGATAAACCTTGTAAAGCTAATAATTCAGCTCCTTGAATATCTATATTCAGAAAATTAATTTTTTCTAAAAATGCCTCTTCAGACAAGATTGAATTTAATGTTTTCGTAAATCTTTTTTCTTCGTGAGTGTAGTAAATATCTGGAAATAAATTAGAATGTTCGCCTAAATCTAAAATAGATGAAGATTGAGTGTTATTGGCTATTTTGAATATAACTTCTTTGTCGTCCTCATTAGATACTACAGCATTAGTAACTTTATGAATAGATGTATCTAAACGATCAGATAGTTTGTTAGCTAAATCGGTATTAGCCTCTATCCAATGAATTTTTTTCGCTCCGCATTGAATATAATCATCTAGCTCTTGGGCTTCGTGCGCTCCAACATGCAGAATATTTGTTAAGTTTAACTTATATTTTTCTTTTAGGTAATTTAACTGTATAAACATATTTATTAATTTTTTATTGATACTTCTTTCCAGTTTAAAAATGGAAATATATCTCCATGCCATTCTCTGTATTCTTTTTGAACTGGGCAAATAACATTATTTTGATTTCCTAAAAATCCAATCCACCAACTAAAAGTTCCTAAAGAAAGTATTTTGTTTTCAAATTGAGATCCAAATATTATAGTTTCTTCTGGCGAACTTTCAAAAATTTCTAAATTAAATTCATTGCTAAGTTGTTTAATGATGTCATTATTGGGAGAATCGCTTGATATGTATCCACCGTTTAGACCTATTAAAGCTTTACGATAATAATTTATATTGCAGCTTGCTTCATCATTACATATATCACCAAGCCTGACATGCACGAATGCATCTTTTTGATTTTTATTTTCATTTAAAAATAAATGCTTATTTTCTTTTAATAGTTTTAATATTGTTCTATTTTGAAAAAAACCATCTAAAATTAGATTTTTATTTATATTTTCTTCGTTGAGCAAATTGCAAATATTGTGATCATTTATAATTAAGCTTTCTTCGTAAACATGTTCGTTTTTGCTCAAATCAAATTTCAAAATATTATTTGATAATGGATTTTCAATTGATTGATTGAATTTCTGAGATAATATTAATGCAGTAAAATACTGAAAAAGTTTATTTCCAAATCTTCCTTTATAGTTTATATTTATCATAATATATAAGAATTTTCAAAAAATGGTTGAGATGGATACACGGTGTCAATTGTAGTATTTCTTAATTGATATTTTTCAGGCTGATAAATAATTTCTTTTTTTAAACAAGCCGTTAAACAAAATGAAGAATTAGATGATATTATATTATGTGCTAAATGCAAGCAAGTCCAATCAATATTGTATTCATTTTGAAGAAATTCTATGTTATATGAATTATCAATTTGATGAATAAAAGAAATTAATTCTTTAGCTTTATTAGCATCATCTGAAAATACAAAAATATTTTTTATATTTTTGTGGTTTTTATTTAAATGCTTAATGCATTTTTCGTAATATTCAAATGGAAGTCTTAAATCATGACCTAAATGACCATTAAAATCTGAACCTCTGTAGTGTAAGCATATAGAGTCGCGACTCATGATTCTGCTGAAATTCAAATTTATGAAATCTAAAATATTTTTTTTTATTTTTATTTCTTCAAAAAAAGTTTTGCAATACAATGGTACGTTATAAAACCAACCAGAAAAACATACATTATTGGGGATGATCAAATTTTTATCATTAAGAATTTGTAAACTGGTTTTTAAATTAGATTGATCAAGCTCGCAAAGCTCAGAAATATTATGGCTAAAAGCTTCTGAAAAATAATTAATCAATTCCAATTGATTTGAATGTTTAAATGTTTGCAATTCAAAAACTTCATCTAAATTAGATTCTATAGGTATCACTAATTCATAGCCTCTTTTTTTGCTGAAGTTGTAACAAAACAATAAATGCGACAAATGATTGCCGAATGATTGATTTGGTCCATAAGTTTTTAAATTGCCAGAATTAAGAAAGATTTTTTTTAATGCCATTCTATAATTTCTTGATTTTTATTTTTAAATCTTTTGATTAGATCCAGTTTTAAAAACTCATGATTTTGATTATGAACATGAAATTCGCAATATATTTTCTTAAAGTTTATATCATTATCTAATATTTGATTTAGTACGCCATACTCGACACCTTCGGCATCAAGTTTTAAAATGCATTCCTCTGTATTTATTTTAAATTCTTCAATGATGTCAAATATTGTCGTTGTGCAGATATTGTAATAATTAAATTCATCAACTTTTATATTCCATCTCCCTAAGCTGTCATTCATGAATCGCTGTCCCATTATAGTAGCTCCAATACATTTATTTTCATCAGCTCTTGTCATTAGAGTTACATCTTTTGCTTCTATATCAAGACCCTTTTTAATTAAAAAAGAATTTTTTATGGATTTAATATCTTCTTCTAAATCTAGCCAGCATTCTGGGTTCGCTTCAACAAAAATCTTTACGTCTTCTTCATTTATGCATTCAAAATTCTTTAAAAGATTGAATCCAGCCAAATCATTACATCCTATGTCTAAAATTGTTTTCATCTGTTTATTGATTTCTCTATGTAATTTTTAAAATTATTTTGGTTAAATTCTTGGTAAGCTTTTAAACAATTCTCTCTCATTGCGGCTTCTTTTTCTTGAGAAATTTTATTAATAATATTAATTAATTCATTATATGATAAATTTTCAAAATCATATTCTGATATAATAAGAATAGTATTATCCCAATCCCAATCGGGAAGAACCCAGTTATCTGAAATTAAAATAGGTATGGCTCCAGCAGATAAACTCTCCCAAAATCTTACAGAAGATGGAGATGATCCTCTGGGACATAGAGAGAATCTGCTTCTTTCTAATATATCTTGATATTCATTTTCCTCTTTTTTTCTATAATTATCTATAGCAAAAGAATTGGAGTCTATATGATAGCTGTTTCTGTATATAATATTATCGCCATTAATCCTGTTTAACATTCCGCCTCTAATTGGGTGAGATGTATGAGTCCCGACAAAAGATACGGGTATATTTTTATATCTTGTATTATCAAAATTAAAACTACATGTAAATGCTATGGGAACGATGCGAATTCCTTT